AATAATGCTTTAGCCACTACTTGAGTAGATATGCTTCCATCTTGCTCTTCGTCAGGTTCTTCAAACAACTGAGAATCAGCTCGGCGCACTTCAGAGCCTAACTGGATGGGGCTAGTACAAGTTTGCTCACAGTTAGCACATACGTCTGGGTTTATTTCTCTGATAACTTCGCAAGTGTAAGGACCAAGAGTCAGGCTAGCTTTCTCATGGGTCTCATCTGCGTCGTAGTCTGGGTGCCCTTTAGACATTCTGTGAATGGCTTTCTCGCCGTCTTCACAAGCCCAAGCGATAGATAAACCTGCTCTCCACAAAGGCTCGTCTACATCTTCAGGGTTAGTGAGTATGTATTTGATAGCGGAGCAGCCTTCGTCTTTTAAACTCTTTCGAGCAATCTTAGAAAACTTAGATGTCTTGTTGCCGATAAGAGCCTTAGCGGTTTCACTCAAGCTACTAGGGTCAACTCTTTTGGCAGGTGCTTTTTCTTTTGGTAAGTCAAGCGAGTCAAGTATCGACTCAAACTCTCCCAAGCTAACCTGCTTTCCTTTGGTGCTGAGCACAACTGCTTTAGGGTTATCTAAGTCTTTAAAGTTACAAGTGCCGGGTATACGCAGAACACGAGCTGTGTCTGACATTACTGAAAAGTCTACGCCGAACTTAAACTTACGGCAGGCAGCTTTTAACTTACGAGCAACCGGACGCCAATCTTCAGTGCTAACGTATTCAGTCAGCAGCCAGTAGACGTGCAACCCGTTGCCGGAATTAACAATGAATGGGTCAGGTAGGCTAGCTTCTTCTATAAACTTATTTAACGCTTCTAACCCAGTAGTCTGGTCTGGGTAGTCTTTTCCTTCACCACAGTCAACGTCGATCCAGAACGATTTTAGCCATTGCGAGTAGTCTTGCTTGCGGCGTATGTCACCCTGTTCGTCTTTTTTGTATGAAGCGAGTGCAAAGAAAGCGTTTGTTTTTTCAGCAACTAAGCGTTTGCCTTGTTTTTCTATTTCTTCTATATCGTTAACAAAGACGTTATGTACTGTGCCTTTGTTGTCGATACTGGTTACGCAGTATGTGCCCGTTTCTGGCAATACGGCGCGCAAAAAATCTGTATCTGTTGTCATTCGGCGGTTATTCCCTTGGGGTCGGGGCGGCCCTATGCCGCCCCTATGCTTTTACACTAGGTAGTCAAACTCTAGTTGGTTTGGGTCCTTCTCGGGGGAAGGTGATGAGATTAACACTTTCTCAAATCTCTGGACAAGCTCGATAAGTAGGTCCTTATGAACTTCAACAGTATTTGATTCCTCTAAAAGAGTTAACTCATTGATTGCGCTAACCAATTCAGTATCGGTTAAATTGCGCGGTGACATCAGTCGTCTCCCCACTCGTCCAGAATATCCGCTACGTCAGGCTTAGCTTTAGATTCTGGCTTAGACTTTGCCACCTTTTTTGGTGCGTCATCGACTTCCACGTCGCCCTTAGACTCAAACAAAGCTTCAGGTGCAGGCTTGCCGTCTTCCTCACGCTTGGTGAACTTACGCTCATCTGTGTGGAAAGCTGCTTCAGGTGAACCTGCCTTAGCTTTAGCTATTGCGTACTCGTCGGTTTCTAATGGACGTACCGCACGGAACATCATCTTAGGCACTGCTGAACTGGTGTCGAAACGCATTTCTGTAACTACTTTAGTTACGTCGTACCCGAAGTTTGCTAGCTTCTTAACGTAGTTCTGCAACGACTCGTACTTTTCGTTTTCGACTTCACCCCAGATTGACATCGCAGGGAACTGAACTCCGTACACATCGCCCTTCATATCGCCTTCCAAAACGACTGCTAAGCGAGCAGAGTAGCTACATGCTTTAGCGTTGCCATTGCCAGAACCTTTTACGTTCTGCGGGCAGGTAGCGCACATGTTTGACTGTGGCTCTTCTACGTGTGAACTTGGGGTTTCGCCGTTATCTGACCAACAAGCCGGAGTGACGATTACGCCCTCTTTGTAAGACTGGTTGTAGTAGGTACGTGCATAGCCCGGAGCTGCTTTGATAATGACCATGTTCATGCTGCGGTCATCGTTTTGAGCTATTTCTTTTGAGCCAATTAGCATACGGAATACACCGCCACGGAAGCTGACTCGCTTCATGCCATCGCCGCCTGCTCGGGCACCGAGTGCTTTGGCTACATCTGATAATTCACCTTTTAGGTGGTCAGGGACGTTTGCTAGTCCCTCAAATAGTGCTACATCGTTTGACATTACTGATCTCCTGTGTCACGGGGTGGGTAGACTAATTGTTGGTCTTCTACGTACTTAGCTAAAGTTTCTTTCTTGAAGAAGACCTTTCCGCCGAGTTTTAGGAACGGCAAACTGCCGTCCATTCTCAACTTTTGTAAAGCTGAGGGGGACAATCTAAGAAGGTCGGCGGCCTCCTTAGTTGTTAGAAGTCCTAGTTCATTCACTTTTTGCTCTCCTAACTGTGATTCGGTGCTTACTAGTCGCGTTTACTGGGGGAATTACATCTGGGTTCTCAGCCATGAACTGCTTGAAGTTAGTCTGTTGGATACGTGGCTCTACAAGGTTGTAGCCATCCTCACCTAAGCCCGCCAAGAACTTACCGAATGAACTCCAGTCAGGCGCCCAGAAGCGCGTAGTAACGCGACGACTAGCGGTGCCGTACTTGGTCTTCATACTGTCTAAGTTGTGCTCTTTGGCGTGTTCAAGCAGAGCTGCTTCGATTAAATCCTGCTTCTCTAGCAGTTCAGCATCTTTTTCTTCGTACTCTCTCTTTATTTCAGAGCGAGCGTCCCTTAGCTTTATATAAGCTTTTATAAGTTTCTCTGTTTCCATTTTGTTTCTCTGAGTTTATTGACGTATTTCTTGTTCGTAAAGCTTAACCAAGTCTTTTTGGTTAGCTTCTTTAGATTCTAGCGCAGAGTATACCTTCTTTTCAACCTCTGAACCGTAAATTTTTATTATTGTCATTTTATTTTGTTGAGAAGGTCTATTTATTCGTTCATTCGCTTGTAACCATGTTTCTACGGATGACGTAGGACCAAACCAAACAATAGTATCCGCAGCGGTAAGCGTCACACCGTGCGCCGCAGACTGAGGCTGTATGACTAGCACTCGCGGGTTGTCAGTCTTCTGGAAGTCTTTGAATATCTGTGTGCGGTTCTTCATTGACACGCCGCCGTTGATAATCTCAGTGGTGTGCCCTTCTTTTCGTAGCCTCTCAGTCACGATTTCAATCGCATGTCGGAACGGCACGAACACAATGACTTTGTGCGCGGCTTCAGAAACTACTTCACAAACCTCGTCTAACCTGTTCTTCGCATCGAACTGAACTACTTCGCCTGTGTCTGAGTACACCGCTCCACAACTCAACTGTAATAACTTATTCAGACCGGCAGCTGCGTGTACCGCACTGATCTGCTCGCCCGCCGCCTCGACATACATCTGCTTCTTGAGTTCCTTGTAGAACTTCTTCTGCTGAGCGGTCATCTCGATTTCACGAGTGGTGTAGGTAACTGGAGGTAAGTCAAGGCAGTCTGCTTTTGTAAAGCGCACGGCAGGTTGAAGTGCTGCGTTCACAAGTTTTGTAGCATTGGCTGACGGGATGTACCGGAACTGACTGACTTTAGTCATAACGCTATCGCGCCAAGCTGTGAAGTAGCGTGGCACACGTTGAGGGACGCACATTTTAGCTAGCCCATACGCATCTACTGGGCTTTGTGCCGCCGGTGTACCAGTTAACATCCAAAGTTTTGTGTCTGGTCTGAGAACTTTATTGAGAGCTTTCCACCTACGAGTGGTAGGTGTTTTGACGAAGTTAGCTTCGTCGGCTACTACCAAGTCGAAATTTCCAGCAAGATCATCAGCAACAAGAGGTACGCCGTCGTAGTTAATAATTGTGAAGTCGTAATCTCCATTAATTATTTTCCTTCTGGTTTCTTTTGAGCCATGCGCCACTGCTGCTGTACGGTGCATAGCGATAGTAAATATGTCCTGCATCCATGCTGAGTGCATGATTGACAGCGGGCATACGATAAGCACTTTCTTTATATCGCCAAGGGATATTAAGTAGTCGGCAGCCCAAATGACTGCGCCTGTTTTACCAGTACCTTGCTCGGAGAAACAAAACGCTCGGTTGTTAGCCGTTAAAAAGCTAGCTGTCTGCTTCTGGTGTTCGTAGGGGGTGTAGCTACCAGTCCAGTCATAATCACGGAGGATTGGGGACGGGGTTTTGTATAGACCTAAGTTAGCTAGCTTACGGGAGTTTTCTAGATTCCACTTGACTAGCACGTCGTGCGCTGAGTCGCCAACTTGCTCTATGTATTTGCTTTGCTTGATTGCTGTTGTGACACGTTCGTGATTACGTACGCGAACCATTAAGGCTTTATCTTCTATTATTTCCATTGTTCTCTGAAGTGTCTAAGTTAGACGTATTTGTTATTCGTATTAACGCACCCTCTAGTCTGCGCTAGATTAGGGTGCAGGTCAATCACTTCATGCGAGCTTTTTTGGTTCGAGCGAATGAACGGTTCTTTGATGCAGGTACAGCGCGTAAATTACTACGATTGTTGCTGCCACCTTTAGACATTGGCTTCTTGTGATCTACGTCTTTGCCGTCGCCTTTCTTAACAACGCCTTCTTTCATCAGCGCACGACGCGCTTTGTTTCGCAGTGCGCGTTTCTTTTTGACTTCGGGCTTGCCGTCGTACTTACGCTCTTTTTGATAATCTCTAGGGTTACGTGGCATCTTAGCCTCCACAAAATTCACAGTGTTCTACCGGACACCACTTGCGGCAGAGTCCGTTAGGATTGGGGGGCCAATTATTATGTTCGTATGATGCGGCAAGCCTATTGTACTTCTCTCTCCATTTGTCCCACAACTGGTCAAATTCATCACGAGAGTAGGTAGCTTTTACGACTGTGTCATGCACCATAAACACCAGTGCAGCTTTGACATTCTGAACCTCTGGGTAATACACCATTACCATCAGAGCCATCAATTCTAGCTGCCCTACATCTGGGTACTTAGCAGAGCCGGTTTTGTAGTCCACCACCCGTGCGTTTTCCCCGTTGATAATAATCAAGTCGGCGATGCCTCGAACCCAAACGTCTTTACCTAAGAACTTAGTAGGTTTTAAGTCCTCAGTCAGTGCCATTTTTAGTTCGCAGTGTTTGTCACCTTGAATTCGGTTCAGTGCATCGAGCATGTCTTTAAACTGCTCGTGACCTTTGGGTAGCGGCTTACCATCTCGAATGTATTCTTCGGCGGCGAGGTGAACTTCCTTTCCGTAGATGGTTGCTTGTGTGTCAGTGAATGGGTACAGCTTCTCAACTTTTTCGGCGTGGTACTTACGAGGACAGGTTTCGTAAAGTTTCATACCACTAAAAGACCATGCGGGCATTACTTGGCTTCTCCATATGTTTGGGCGATGTCACCCTCAGACCATGTTATCAATTCAGGCCACCATTTAACACCTTTTCTCATTACGTTTTGAATACAATCAAGCATTTCTTGAGCGTCTTCATCTTTAACTACGTAAATCAATTCGTCGTGAACTGTATGTGCTAATGGATACTTTTTACCGAGCGGAGTTTTAGCAACTTCTAAAATGTTGTCACAAATAACTTCACGAGCTAAGTGCTGCACAATGTTCTCCGTTACCTTTCCGGCGTAGATGCGAGCCTTACTTCTGCCTTCTCCATACACCCATTCTTGTCGCCCATCTTCTTCGTTGAACTCTCTGCGTAAGTGCGGGTAGCGAATCATACCCATTGGTGTCTTAATTCCACCTTTAGCGGTGCGGCACAACCCCCAAGGGTCTATCTGGGTATTAAATTCTTCAGCGTCTATTTGAGATAGTGCAGCGTGGCAGGTGCGCCACCCCAACTGAATCTTTGAATACGTGTCACGCCATTTATAAACAACGTCCTGAGATTCTTCTTCAGTTAAAGTTACGCCGCCCATCAGCTTGGCTACCTTTTGAAAGGTCTTAGCACCCGCACCAAATCCAAGCCCCAAGTGGGCAACCTTGCCTACCTGACGCTCTTGTTTGGTAACTTCATCGATACTTTTTTCATAGAGCTTGGACGCAAACACTTTATACAAGTCAGCTTTCTCTGGGTCTGCGTTGAACAAATCCATGCTTGACTTAACTTTCCACAAGAAGTGATTCACTCGAAGCTCGATACCTGAAAGGTCAGCCACAACCACCTTGTACCCTTTCGGCGCGCGAAGGGACATTCGCAGGGCATCAGATGGCTGTGGCTTGTACGGGTTGACGCGTGGCAAGTTTTGCTGATTCATCTTCATAGTGCCTGACCACCTACCAGTGGTATCCGCGCCGTAGTAGTTCAGAGCTATTGGCATCTTGCCGCCGATGGCTTCACCACATGAGATGAACTGCCCAATGCGTGATTCTAGAATCGTGCTCTTGACATTGAGGCGAGCAGAAGCCGCCGCAGCGACGTTGAAGTCTTCATGCTCCTGTAACGCGAGAAATGCTTCGTCTGTCTTAGCCAGTGCCGGAATGTCTTTTTCTGGATTTGACGGGGAAGGCTTGGTCGGAACTTCGACTCCGCGCGAGCGAAGATATTTCGCGAACTTTGGAGCAGACGCCAGAATCTTCTTAGCGACTTCCACCTGTTCATCTTCGGTGAGTAACCCAAGTGGCTCATCAGATACTTCCTCGGCTACTTTTAGTAGCACCTTGCGTTGAGTTTCTTTTATGTCAGTCAGTGTGTGTTTGAGAAGCTCGATGTCTAGCTCGAACTGCGGCTCAACCAACATCTTGATTGTTAGGTCGATTAGCTTTAACTCACGAACCCCAATATCGGGTGCTAGCTTTTTAAATATTCCTTCACACAGTTCAGTATCAACAACGTTATACTTCTCCATGGCAGCGATCTCTTCTTCGGTGAATTCAGCTAGCTTCTTTCCTTTGGTATTCGTAGCCTCTAAGCTAAGCTTCTCACCTATACCAAGGTCTGCTGCCACCTTTTTTAAAGAGCCGCCTACTGTTTTTGCAAAGCCCATGTTGCGAGCCATCGCCAGTGTGCAGCCCCAAGCTCGGGGCTTGATACCAAAACGCCAAGCGCAGATCATCGCGTCGAAGCCGGACATGTTGTGCCCGACTAACATAGCGTTTGAGAAGTCAGTAGCGTCAGCCCATTCTTTGATGTTTTCCTCACCAAAGATTACAAAAGCAGGATCACCGTTTACCTTGATAGCTACCGATTGAATCTCGGTATCAGGGTGCATGACGTACTCAACGGGGTGAATCTTGCTAAGTGAATGTGTCTGAGACCAATAGGTCTCGAAGTCTAAATATATTGTTTGCATTAGAATTTTACGAAGCGAGTTATTGGGATGTGAACTACAGGCTCAATGTCGGCAGAGTCTCGGGTCTGAACTGTGCGACCACCCCATCTAATATCCGCTTCATGTTTATCGTCGTGTATGTACATAGCGAACCCATCTGTAAACTGAACTACAAATACGAACTTCATGCCGTTCTTTATCTTGTAGTCTAAACCTGCGTTCCACTTGCCAAGCGATAGCATGATGTCTGGGTATTGATTCATAGAACACTTACGGCGTTTATACTCAACGACAGCTTTAGCTTTACCGTCCTTAAATAGAATCCAGTCTAGTCGGTATGAGATTGGCAGCTTGTGCAGCTTACCTTTCATTCGTTCTTCTAAGAACAGACGTACCTTTTCTTCGTTAGTAATCTGCTCTTGGGTTTCATACATGGGGCGCATGTTGATCTCCTTAATTTGTTAGTCGTATTACTTCGTCGGCGCG